TCAACGGTGGCCGCGACAGTGGCTCGATGCTTGACGATGGAATGGCGGCGATCCAATCCAAAGGCGTATCGCGCGAATCGTACGTCAAACATGAAAGCTATCTATGGTCGCAGATGTCGGAACAAGCTCGGCAAGACGCAGCGAATCACAAAGGCTTCGAGTGCTACCGTGTGGACGACGAAACCGAACTTGCCAGCGGACTTTGCCTCGGCTTTGTCGGCGTGGTCGCGGTACACGCCGGCGGCAGCTACAATCGGCTTGACTCGCGCGGTGTGCGCGGTGTAAGTCGAGGTCCAGGCAATCACGCCGTCGGTGTGCAGGATGTGCGGCTGAATAACAACGGTGATTTTGAGTTCGATGAGTTCGGCTCATGGGGCCGATCGAACGGGCAAGACGGTTATGCGTGGCTCACGTGGGATGGGCATCTCGAATCGACAGTACGGCACCACGCTTTTTATTTGATTAGAGCCGCAAGCGATTCGGCTCAGCACAACGTACCACAGGTGGCAACATGAAACCATTCATCGCAATCGTATTAGGTCTCACCATGGCATCGACGACAGCATCGAGCGATGCACCGCGAGTCGATTGCCCAAGCGGAACTTGTCCGCTGGTGCAGGCACCACAGGCATCTATTGCCAGTAGCGTCAAGTCGGTGGCATCCGCGCCGGTGAAAGTCGTGCGCAGCGTGCGATCCAATCAGCCCGTGCGTTCGTTCTTTAGGCGCGTCTTCCGCCGGAGGTAACTGCGATGGACTTTTTGTTGCTCGCCCAAGAGGTGTCTTCGACCACACTTGTATCGGGCGGCGGTGCGGTGATTGCCGCACTGACCGGAGCGATCACGTATCTCTGGCGACGATTCGAACGCGAATTTGACGAGTGCAAACAGGACCGCGCTAGGCTATGGCAAGCGGTAGCAGAACTAAAACAGGAGCAAGCACAATGAGCGTTTTATCGGACGAATTATCTAAGCCCCAGTACGCTGGCCTAAGTGACCAGCAAGCAGCCGATGCAGTTAACGCCAAGACCGTCGTCGTCCAGCAACTTACAGGCAAGAGGGCACAAACATGAGCTTGCAAGAGCTAATCCGTGAAGGCAATTACGCTACAGCACAAGAGGCATTCGACGCGATTACAACGCCAGTTGAAAATCGCAATTCTAAGGCATGGACAGTTGCGGAGCTTGCGCCGCTATTTCCGAATGACATTAACACCATTCTCGGAACGCTGAAATCCGTTCCTGTTTTTGAGTCGGCGTTTATCGCTCTTTCAATCACTGGTCTCGAATTGGCCACTGATTCCCGCCAAGCGCTTATCGATCAAGTTGCAGCCCTTGGGCAATGGTCCGATGAATTGAAAACGCAAGTAAAGGAATTAGGCCGACCACTATTGGCACGCTGGCAATCAGCCGGACTTCAAGAACCAACTCTTACAGAAGTCGAAGTAGCATTCGCAACAGTTCAGGCAGAACTAGCCAAAGAATTAATCAAGACTCGGCTTGATGCTGCTTTTAACCAGATCGGAACAAGTGAGCAAGCCCAAGCGATTGCCGAATTGCGATTGATAGCCGACGAACTGGAGGCTTGATAATGGCCTTGATTACCAGATACTTTTCGACAACTGGTGCTGGCACTGAAGACGGAACCTCTTGGGCAAATCGAGCAGCGTTCTATAGTGCTGGAACATGCTCATCGATCATTACAAGTTTTAATTTTGCAGGTTCAGATTCTTTAGAAGTTAGATTAGGTGCGGGAACGCATTCAACCTCAAATAATTCATTTACCTCTGCATTATTTACTAATGCTCCGCGACCAGCAAATCCGCTGACAATCTATGGGTGCGATTCAAACGGAGACAGGATAATACCACCAGTTTGGAATTGTTGCCAAGGACCGCTTCCGGTTAGTAATTTTCCGCTATGGGATCTTGGAACTGGAAGTGTAAGTCTTGCAAATATCATTATTGCCTGTGTTAGTTTGCAAAACAATTCTGCATCAGGGACGGTCAATGCGTCTGGAACTTTTAATCTTGGAAACGGAATGTCATTAGAATTTTGTAAAGTAGAAAACAGCGGTGGCCAGTCAGCAGCTTTCGGGACAACAGCAACGGCTCACTCTTGTCACTTCAAAACAACAGCAACAACATATGGTAATGTAGTAGCTGGTGGTGCTATCCACGTACAAAATTGTAGAATTGAAGGAAATCCAGGAGCAACCTCAGGAAATAGACGAGGAATTGAAGGAACTGTTGCAGGAATACTTCGCCCAGCATCTAAAAATTGCATTTTAGATTGTCCAGGATCAGCAATAATAAATACTAACGGATCGGCTGGCAATGGATTAGTAGCCACAGAATTTACTATTGTAAATTGTGCTACAGTAAACGGAGCTGCAATAGATTGTCCTAATCCACCTAGTGGAGTAGCAGCGACGGGGCATAATGTTGTCTATAGTAAAAATTGTTTCATCGCAAATTGTGGTCTCGGAATTAGTACAGTAAACACAGCAGCAAGACTTTTTAACAACCGACTAAGAAACACAAGTAATTATTCTATTCCGACAAATTCAATTGTTGCAAATGACTATGTTGCTGCTGGTTCTGATACTGATGAATTTGTTGATGCCGCAAGCGGTGACTACCGTATCAAAAAAACCTCAATTTATTGGGGAAAAAACCTTGGGGCAGGAGACGAGCCTGGAGCTAGACCAACAAGCCCATTCTACACAGGAATCATCGGATGAACCGACCAGCAGTTTTACATGTCGGCGGCACTCTTTATTGGGTTGTCCTAACTCGCAATCCAGACACAATGGTCTTAAAGGATGCTGACTCAACGCCAACAGTAGCGGTACGCAAAAACGGTGCCAGTGTTGGCGATAGCGTTACAATCACGAAGCGATCTGCCACAACGGGAATATACGATTGCTCCTACAATCCAGCCAGTGAAATCGAAGGCGATAAGTTTACGCTGGAAGAATCGGTGACAATTACAGGCACAACGACAGCACAAGCAACATACCAAAACAACTGGGATGCAGTGGTCATTGCCCCAGTGGCAGAGATACAAAGCGGGCTGGCAACGACGACGCAGTTGACAACGGTAGAAGGTAAGATTGATACGATTGACGATTTTGTTGATACCGAGGTGTCAGCGATTAAAGGCGTGACGGATAAGCTCGATACGACAGTTGAGGTGGATGGCGCAGTGTATCGGTTTACGACCAATGCGCTAGAGCAGGCACCGAGCGGCAGCACGACGGTGCAGGTTGCACCACTTCAGTCTGTCGCGCCTAATCGAGTCGCGGGCACGGAGATCGTAACTTATCTGTACGACGTATCTGCCATAGGACCGATCGCAGTGACAGATGCCGACGGAACTGCCATCGACCTTTCGGCGCTGACCCTAAAGGTTTGCATCGAAAAGATTGACGGCACAGTGCTAGCCAATGTGACGCCGACTATAAGTGGAGGGTCAGGTAATCAAGTTACTTTCACACCCAATGCAGACTCGGTCGCCAAGACTGGCACCTATCGGTGGTCACTGAGGCAAACGAGTAATAACCAAGTTTATGCACTTGGGGACTTCGTCGTCGATCCCGCTGCGAGAATTAGCTAATGATGACATTATGCGCCTGCGGTGCATCGCACGATCGTCGCGAGGCGTGCTCAGCGTGCGGGAGAGGCAAGGCACCGACACACCACAGGAAAACAAAAGAACGTGGCTACGGAAACGACTGGAGGCAGATGTCCGAGCGTATTCGCCACGAAGAACCGCTTTGTGTCGATTGTTTGAAGAAGGGCAAAGTTTGGCCTGCCGATGAATGCCATCACTTAGTCAAGATCAAAGATGCACCTCATTTGCGTTTAGATCGAGATAACGTGATTCCACTCTGCAAGCAGTGTCACCAAGAAAGAACGGAGAAAGGCGAATGAACGGTATTACAGGACGGTCGGGCGGCGGCAGGCTTCATGGGCAATTTGATCCATCGGAGTATGATGGTGGTCCAGTAAAGTCGAAGGGAATGTCCGAGGCGCAGTCTGACGCTTGGGACGAAGTGATCGATCGACTGCCACAGGAAGCTTTACGAAAGTGCGATAGCTACTTACTGTTTGAGCTTTCTGGCTACGTCGTGGCTAGCAGAAAGATTATGGAGCAGTGGTTGCTTGATCCAGCAGATCCTGATTTGGCACGGATAAAGAACCAGATCACGCAAAAGCTACAATCACTGACAGGACTATTTGGTTTGTCGCCAGCAGACCGCAAGAGAATCCAGATTGCCACTCCTAAAGAAGAAGAGGATGAACTAAGCGAATTCACATGATTACCCACGTCTCGGCCAAGGATAAAGTTGAATCGTATGTCAGCGGCGTGCTCGATGGCACTATCGTCGTTGGCAAATGGGTTCTCTTGGCGATTCAGCGGTATTTGAAGGATATTGGTCGGCAGGACACGGAAGCCTTTCCTTTTCATCTGGACGAAGATGCCGCAGAAAAAGCCTGCCGCTTTTTTCCTAAGGTTCTCAGGCATTCCAAGGGTGAATGGGCAGGACAGTCTTTTCACCTAGAACCTTGGCAATGTTTTATCATTTGGAATCTGTTTGGATGGAAACGCGAAGATGGCACACGCCGGTTTCGTGAGGCAGTCATTCTTGTGGCTCGAAAGAACGGCAAGACGCAGCTCGGCGCGGGCATCGCGCACAAGGCAGCAGTGGCAGATCAGGAAGCGGTATCGGAGGTCTACTGTGCCGCGACCAAAAAAGAACAGGCAATGGTTCTGTTTGATGAAGCGGAACGAATGGTAAGTAAAGCGCCTGCCCTAGCAAAACACGCACAGTGCAGGCATCACCGCATCTTATATCCGGCGACCGGCAGCAAGATCATGCCACTAGGCTCGGATAAGCCGTTTGACGGATTGAATCCGCACGCTATCCTGCTTGACGAATTGCATGCTTGGCGCGATCACCATAAGCCATTCTACGATACGATGGTTACTGCATCCGCTGCGCGCAGGCAACCTATGCTGATGATCATTACCACTGAAGGCGATACAAACTCTAAGCTCTGGATCAACGAACGAAATTACTGCTACGGCATTTTGTCGGATTTTTACCAAGACGAAACCGTCTTTGCGATGCTTTACGCGATCGACGAAAAAGACCAGTGGGACGATTCGAGCGTGTGGGTAAAAGCAAATCCTAATCTCGGGGTCAGCGTTAAACAGGATTACCTAATTGAATTCTGCAATAAGGCTCGACATAACAGCGAGAAGCGAAACCAATTTTTGCGATACCACTGCAATCGTGTTGTGTCGGCAACAGAATGGGGCATCGATTTAGGTGCTTGGAAAAATCTAGGAGCACCCCTAAGTAATTGGCATGATGCCGACTGCGCGACTGTTGGCTTTGACCTCGGAGGCTGGGACGACCTTGCAGGTGTTGCCTACTGCGCTCGCTTTGAGGATGGCATCGAGAATGACGCTGAGGGTCGTGAGCGGACTAGCTACCGCTATGAATTTAAGACGCAGGCATTTATCTACGCTGATTCCAAGCGTGATATCTCAAAGTTACCTTGGCTTGACTGGTGCCATAACGGACTATGTAAGCGCGAAGAGTTTGTGATCGGCGCGATCAAAAAGCAGATTCTCTCAGATCATGAAACTTACGGGTTCGAGGCAGTTGCCTTTGATCAGTTTAACGCTCAGCAACTCGGAGAAGAGTTGACTAGCGCAGGCATCAAATCAATTAGCTTTCGTCAGAACTTTCTAATGTACAACGAACCGCTACACAACTTTCTAAACCTGCTGGAGCGTGGCAAGATTCGTCACGACGGAAATGATCTGCTGGCGTGGTGTGCAGGCAATCTTGCCATCAAGCGTGATTCGGCGGACCGCTGGATGCCTTGCAAGAAATCGTCCAAAGATAAAATTGATCCGCTTGTTGCTTGCCTCATGGCGTTTCGCCTAGCAATGCTTTCCCCGCCTAAACCCAAGGGCAGTCTATTCGTTTACTAGGAGTTTTCGATGGCAACACTTGCCCGGCCTGTGCAATGGCTAATTGACTTTTTTACTGGCGGATCGCCTGAAGGCGACAGGCGAGTCACTGTAGACTCGGCACTAAGTTACGCACCGATATGGTATGCAGTCAACAAGATTTGCAACAACATCGGACAATTGCCCCTTAACTTTTACCGCAAGACTGAGGAAGGCAAGGAACGCGCCGCCGACGACGACCGCCACATGCTTTTGCATTTGAAGCCGAATGCGTTTCAGACCGCAACGATATTTAAGGCACAGGTGATGAGTCACGCTCTGCTTTGGGGCAATGGACGCGCCTACATCAATCGTAGCGGGCGCAGGATTGCTGAGCTTATTCCCATACTGCCAGATCGCACCATTACGGTTTTAATCAATGGCGAAAAGTATCATTTAACAAAGCCCGATGCCAACGATCGACTGTCTTTATTTGAAGCGGTTAGCCAAGAAGTTGGACTGCGCGATGTGGTAATCCTCAAGGACGAAGATGTCGTCCATATTCCAGGATTCGGCTACGACGGCATCGAAGGCTTGTCACTGCTTCAGATCGCGGCCCGCAGCTGGAATGCCGGTATCGCGGGCGACAAACGATACAACACCCAGGCGTCCAAAGGGTTTTCTGCCAAATTTATGATCGAAGCGCCCAGTGGCATGTTTCGAAATGAGCAGGATGCCAAGCTATTCCTCAATGGCTTCAACGAGTATCACGCAGGACCAAACAACTCGGATAAAGTTGGCCTGTTGCGTGAAGGGATGAAATTGCAAACGATGGCAATGTCCAATCAGGACGCACAGTTCCTAGAGAATCGTCGCTACCAGCGTCAGGAAGCGGCATTGTGGTTCATGCTGGAAACCATCCTTGGCGACGGCAGCAGTGAGGCTTATAAGTCATTTGAGCAGAAAAATATGGCGTATCTCACCAATTGCCTTATGACTTGGATTGTCAAGTGGGAACAGGAACTCAATGTCAAACTGCTATCTACCCGAGAAATGCGGAACGACTCCCATTTCTTTAAGTTCAACACAGGCGCATTTCTGCGTGCCGATTTCGCAACGACCATGCAATCGCTTAGAAGCGGAGTTGAATCGCTTATCCTCTCACCCAACGAAGCTCGAGATATCCTCGATTACAACAAACGCGAGGATGGTGATTACTTCATCAACCCCAATACCAGTTCCATGCAGATTCCTGAGGATGCTGCCGAGTCCGAGGAGGATAATCAGGACGGCGATGAGGATTTAGATGTCAGCGAAGGACCGCAGGCAAAATACGAGGGAATCGACTTTAAGCCACCTGAGGCTGTGCGTAACGCTGCCAAACGGGGGCTTGAGGTTCGGGCAAGTAAGCCGCCTTCGCAGCGAGGAGGCACCGCTATAGGCGTTGCACGGGCACGCGATCTGAGCAACGGCAAAACTGTATCACCTAGCACTGTCAGGCGGATGAAAGCCTACTTCGACCGGCACGAAGTGGACAAAAAAGGCTCAACTTGGAAAGATCAAGGTAAAGGCTGGCAGGCTTGGCATCTATGGGGTGGTGATCCCGGTCAGTCATGGAGCAATAAAGTTGTGCGTCAGATGAACAGTCAGGACGAACGACAGTCACAGCAATCTTCGACAGATGCACAGCGGATCGCAATTCGGTCCCACTTAGAGCACCTGATTGGTGTGGAGAAAAAACGGTTACTCGGATTTGCTGCCAAGCCCAACGGATTCATTCAGAAGGTCGATGCCTTTTACCGCAAGTTCGAAACGACTCTCGGTACTGCCATTGCCAAGTTCAGCGAGCAGTCGGCACTAAGCGCAAAGTGGTGCCAAACCAGCAAAGACATCGTGTTACAGACTAGCGGATGCCAGCCGGATCAGCTAATGGCTAAACTTGAAGAAGAGTTTGCGACTTGGGAAACCAGAATCGACCAATTAACCAGTGAGGTACTTTCCGATGCTTAGTCTTGCAGGCAGTGATATTTTCATGTACGGCATTATTGGCCCGAGCGAATTTGGCTACATCAGCGCGATGGATGTCATCGATATGCTCAACGCCGTCGATAATCGCGAAGTCAATTTCCACATCAACAGTGCAGGTGGCAGCGTCGATCAGGGCATAGCGATCTACAACGCTATAAAAAGGCGTCGAGGCAAAACAAGAATGTATGTCGATTCTGTTGCAGCATCGATCGCCAGTGTCGTTGCGATGGCAGGCGATGAAGTGATTATGAGCAAAGGCTCCAAGATGATGATTCACAAGCCTTGGACCATGACACAAGGCAATGCAGACGACCTGAGAAAGATGGCCGATTTGCTCGATAAATACAGCGAAGGCTTGTTTGATATTTACCAAGAAAAGACTGGACTACCGCGACCAAAGCTAGAAGAGATGCTTGCCAAAGAAACGTGGATGACTGATCGCGAAGCACTCGAGTTTGGTTTTGCCGACAGTATCGAAGGTCAGGCAACTGAAACACCGAATGTTCCAAAGAACATGTTTGCGGAGATTCCTCAGGATGTAACTCAAACCGAAGTGCGATCGACCCGGCGGCTTGATCAGATGAAGATCGCCATGAAATTGCAAGAGATTATGCGTCCGAAGTCCGTGTAATTTGACTTTTTCACAAGTCGTGTTAGATTAAACAAGTTCGCAACATTGCAGCTAGTAAGTGGCATGTGGCAATCAGACAGTAGTGTTTAGATTGCAGGTGCCACTTTTTTTGTGCGCCCTGCTAGTAACTTTTAGTAGGAGACACAGCAGTGTCGCTAACAGAAAAAATTCGTAATCAGCTTGCCGACAAAGCTGCACAGGCTAAAGCCATGATGGACCTGTCGGTCACCGAAGACCGAGATTTGACGGTCGAAGAAAAGGCACAAACCGACGCATTGCTTGCGGAAAGCGAAGTGCTAAACAAAGACCTTGAGCGAGCCATGAAGGTAGAAGCTCGGGCCAAAGAAATCTTGGATACTCGCCCTATCGCTATTCAGGCGACTGGTGGTGTGAAGGATGCGATCCCAGCCAGTGTTAGACGGCACGGGAAGCTCAAGGCTTTCAAGAATGACTTTGATGCGTATGCATCGGGTCAATTCTTACGAGCAACCGTTGGCAAGAACGACACGGCGGCCCAGTGGTGCAAAGATCACGGCATTCTGAACGTGCATTCTACCACGACCAACAGCGCTGGTGGTTATCTGGTGCCTGAAGGATTCGAAACTGCGATCATCAATCTTCGCGAAGAGTTTGGTGTTTTCCGCCAGAACGCTCGCGTTTATCCGATGAGCGAACCGATTGTTTATGTTCCGCGCCGTCAAAGCGGTTTTACTGCCTACTATGTGGGCGAAAACAGCCAAGGCACGGAATCGGATGCATCGTTCAGTCAGGTTAAGCTTGACGCCAAGAAGTTGATGATCTTGACTCGCTTGAGCCAAGAACTCAGCGACGACGCGATCATTCAACTTGCTGATTTCGTGGCGCAGGAAATGGCGTACGCTTTTGCTGTGCAGGAAGATCAGGCCGGGTTCCTCGGGGACGGCACTAGCACTTTCGGTGGCATTGTGGGCCTGCGAAACGCACTGCTCGCAGGGTCAACCGTCACCGCTGCTGCTGGCGACGATACGTTTGAGGAACTTGAGTTTGCGTTCTTCCAAAATGCAGTCGGAAAACTGCCTCGATTCCCAGGCATT